GTGGTTCTTGTGCTTCTTGGCGATCGAAATGACGAGCCGCAGGTTCGACTCAATCAACTTCTTTCTTGCCTTTTCGGCCGGAAGTCCTCCGGCCTCATAGGTCTGAAAAAGACTGACGACCTCTGGGTGCTTGAGCTGAGGATGTCGCTTGAGGTTGTCAAGGTAAAAACTGATCGTGTCTCCGCTGCTGCTGTGTTGCTTCTTTGTTGACATCATTTCGATGCCTCCCGCGTGGGGTCGAGACTGGTCTCGAGTTGTTATCGACCGACCGACGAGGATTCGGAATAGAATCCGGCTTCGGGTGCCGACCGCAGGTACCTCTCATGCGCATTTCGGCGATCATGTCTAATTTGAAGCTCCCTCTCGACGTAGCAGATCTCGACCTCCCAGGGACGAAGATCATACTCGCCTCTATAGGCCCTTTCTTTCTCGGAGTGGAGATATGACAAGTGTCTCTCCAGATCGTCGTCTGTTGCATAGGAAAGAGTCTCCATGCTGACGACTGCAGGCAGGTTGATGTTGTAGTTCTCATTCTGCGTCTTCTTGCTCTTCTTCACTTCTGCGTCTCCTATCGATTGTTGTTGAAGAACGACTTCCAAAGTCTATACAGGCCACCCATCATTACGACTCCGCCGACCACCACCAGTGCCAATGCCACCATTGAAATTCTATCACTGCATCTTCCCGTTTGCATTTCTTGCACCAAATTTATCGTTCGAATCCTACTTTTGAGCCGAGCCAAAGGGCTTCCATTCCACAGAGACTCCCCTGAGCATCAAATTCGATTTCATGACCTTGGCACCCTCTGTGTTGAATGAATGAACCACAACGCTCTTCGGCAAGAGGGCATCGTCGAGCTCACAGATCCTGAGAGATGCATGTCTACCGGTGTACTCCTGCAGGGTCCCGTCCTCGGTGACATGAATGTCGCCCAGATCGTGGTCGAGGTGGATCAAGTCCCAGGGCGACCCTTTGGTGAGCTCGTCGAGGAACTGATGATATGTGTGCACATGAGTCAAGTCGTTCCCGTCGTACAGAGCCCTGTAGAACCTATGTCGCACGTCCTCGTCGTCCAAGACCAAGATTCTCATCGATTTCCTCCCTTTAGAATGAGGACCCCCCACTCACCCGGCCCGATTGTGTATACGACTTTGTCGACTCCGGCGGACCTCAGCCTGTTTTCACACCTTGGACAGGGCTTCGCCATGGCCCAATTTCCATCTTTTCGAGCGACTCGTGCTACCCATACAGTTGACCTAGGCGTCATCTTTCGAACGAGCCGAGTCTCGGCGTGGTGGTTTGGGATGTGGTCCTTGGCCGAGATGTTTCGAGAAGAGACGAATACCCCGTCGTTTCTGAGCCCGATGGCTCCCAAGAAGAACGTCCTCTTGTCTTTACCGTTTGAACGATTCTTCACGGCCACGAGCGCCGCCTCCGTCAACATCTTCTTGTCTGTGGCCATGCCGTTTAAAACCTAACACACGTTGTCCGTCCTTTGCACCAAATGTCTGTCTTTATCGGGCGAGTCACGTGTGACCATTCGAATATACGGTCGGGATGAAAAGGTTTACACCGCAATAGTTACATGACATGCATTTTATGAACACGCCAACGATATCGATCGTTGTGTCAAACGAAGACTTGAGGACCTCGCGCAGCGGCCTAGAAATGATCGAAAAACTTGAAGGATTTTATCCGACGCCCTACAAGGATGCCGGTGGAAGAAGAACCATCGGAATAGGTCATTTGATCAGGCCGGGTGAAGATTTCCCAGACGGATCAAGCATAACTCACGAACAAGCATATTCGATGCTGTCTTCAGAGCTCCTCAGCATCGAGGCAGTAATCAAGAGGAACGTAAGGGTAGAACTGAATCAGAATCAATTCGACGCCCTCGTGTCATTTGGATACAACTGCGGACCCAGTGTGTTCACCCGAGGAGAGGTCATATGGGCAATTAACTCGGGCGACCTCTGTTCAGTGCCTGAAAAGATCCTTAAATGGAGCAAGGTAAAAGTGAACGGCCGAAGAAGAGTTGTTGCCGGTCTCTATAGAAGACGCCTGCGGGAAGGCGAGCTGTTCGTCAGGCCCCCTCCGGTGACGTGGAGTGTAAAGGAGTTCTTGACGTCTAGCCGAGGTGCACTGGCCCTGAGGGAAGTGAGAAGCCTCCTGGGCGGTCTTGGAGTGTATCCCGGCGCGCTAGGGGGCCTCTGCAGAAGCTCAAATAGGAATATTTTTCACTTTAAAAAAGTGAAGGGCTCGTAAATGGGTAAAAAGCAGGGCTTCGAGAAGCACTCAAAGCCTCCACAGGCCCATCGTGGCGCCGCAGAAATGGTTGGAGGTGCCGGTGGTGGTTTACGAGACCTTGAAAGGGCACATGCATCAGTTTCCAGAAGAATAATCTCTTCAGGTTCAGTGCCAGAGGCCATCTTGCCTCAGGACGGGTCGATACCCACGATCAACATCATTAATAAATCTGCACTTCTAAAGAAGGAAGACTTCGATGAGATGGTCGATGCATGTTCTCAACAGTTCGAGAACCACGTCGCACCGACGTGGATGAAGGGTACCTGGTGCCTCGTCTCTGGACAGCCCGAGTCGGTCGGGTACCCGATTATCATTGTAGACGATCCCGATCAAGCTGGGATGCTTGGCTATCACACCGAGACGCCCGATGGAAAGATATGGGGTCGAGTCTTCGTCAAGGCGATCACGGCCAGGGGAGGAAAGATGACTCAAGGACCTCTGTCTGTCTCTGTGGTCCTCTCACACGAGATCATAGAGGCATATGTTAATCCAAACGTCAACGTTTGGGCATCGAGGTCGGACGGACTGTTGGTCGCATACGAGGCTGCAGACCCAGTCGAGAACGACTCATATGAGATCACAACGAAGACAGGAAAGAAGGTCTCTGTTTCCAACTTCGTCTTCCCGGAGTGGTTCGATGCGCGTCCTCCCAACGGAGCTCGATTCGACTTCATGGGAAAGGTGTCGAAGCCCTTCTCTGTGTCCAAGGGCGGCTACATGGTGACACTCAACACAAAGACGGGAAGGACAAAGAACATATTCGGCTCTTTGTCGTCCAAAGAGCAACACAATGTACGCCAAGATCCGCATCCTGCCTCAAGAAGCACTCGCCTGGGAGGCATCGTTGAACACGATGAAGACGAAATTCAAGAAGAGGATGCACCGATGACCTCTCAGACTCCTTCAGAAAACCCTGAAAAAGACCCGGTCTAAACCCTATTTCTTTGAAGAATAATTGTCTGCTGCCCAACCCCCTCCTTTCAGGAGGGGAGGAGCCGAAGTGGTGATGACCCTAGTGGGCTTCACTTGATTGCACATCGTGCAAGCCTCTAGGGGAGGATCTGTGATACGCTGTTGCACCTCATAAGTCAGCTTACACTCGGGGCATTCATATGTGTATGTCGGCATGTGCTAACTCCTCATCTTGAAGAAGCGGTGGGACCGGCGAGATTTGAACTCGCAACCAACGGATTAAAAGTCCGCTGCTCTACCAGTTGAGCTACGGTCCCGATGAACCTCTTGATGACAACTTCCTAAGGATCTCTAGTGGAGGGGGAAGGATTCGAACCTTCGAAGCTATGCAGCGGCAGATTTACAGTCTGCTCCCTTTGGCCACTCGGGAACCCCTCCAGGGTGGGCCTGGAAAGACTTGAACTTTCGACCCCACGCTTATCAAGCGTGTGCTCTAACCAACTGAGCTACAGGCCCCAAAAGGTTACTGCCCATGGTGCATCATGGGTCTCACCTTCTCTTCATTGTCGTATATGCAGGAACGCACTCCTGCCTAGGGCGGAAACGGAAAGATTCGAACTTTCGACGACCTTTCGACCGTGCCACATTTCCAATGTGGTGCCTTAGACCGCTCGGCCACGTTTCCGTGATTCGACGACTTACTTCTTGAACTGAAGTTGACCTGCAGCCTCTGCCATGAGGATGGCCTCAATGTACTCGAGGTGGGAATCGGCACCATAGATCTCGTGCCGGCGCTTCGTGATGTTCTCACGTGTTCGAAGGATTTCCTCCTTCGTGTTGTTGATGCTCACCTTCTCACCAGGCTTCAACCTACTGAGAGCCTCCTGCAGCTGTGGGAGGGGAGTCTCTGTCTTTGTGTCGACGTTTCTGACTCTGGGCATTTTTTCCTTTCAAGAGCTGCGGTGACAGGACTCGAACCTGTGGCCCGGTGATTACATACCACTTCGATTTTCATCGCCGATTTTCATCGTTTGTGGTCTGGACTATCCCATCACCCGATCTGGGTGGATCCATTATAGTCTCTGCACCTTCCCGAATGGGCTTGGCTCAGGGTTACCATGGATTTTATCCCGAAGGGTTCCCTGAATTTCGGATCTTTTCATTGATCATTCCTGATCAATGCTGCCTTTTTTGACAGTCACCTGCTCTACCAACTGAGCTACACCGCAATAACTAATTCTTTATATTACGTACTGAATATACATCAAGTATTCCAAGCTGTACAAGATCTTTTCCCTCCAAAACTTTTAGTTCGTCGGGAAATTGAGACCACTTCGCTTCATCTCGAGGAGTTTTATATCCCTTTATCTCTATGTAAACTTTCTCATCCTCTAGATAGAAGTCCGGAGTGTAATACGAAGACTTTTCTTCAAAGATGTACTTAAACTTCTCTGTAGGCCTTCTCCACTTTATGTTGAGATTGTCAAGATACATCGCGTATTTGACTTCCCACATGCCATGAAGCTGAATGCCCTTGTATTCATGGGTTCTCGATTTTGAGAACGAAAGATGCCATGTGCCTTCGGCCACTTTTCTTTTTGTGGTATCAGAGAGTTTTTTCTTTGTTTCTTCAGAAAGTTTTCTTCCTCTCAGGCTTTCAGAAGACTTTCTTTTTCTTTCTGCATGTTTTGGATTCAATGAACAGCTTGTAATGTGCCCGCCTAATGCTAATGGGCTAAATCCGGACTTATTGCAATGTGGACATGTTCCATTACAAGAAGGTCTTTTTCGTCTAGGACCTCTGCCGTCACATGCCTTTGTATGCTTCACATAAACACCGGCATGGATTTTGAAATTGCATTTAAGGCATGTTTTGTATATCATTTCAGAAATAAGGTTGATGAGTCATTCATCGGACTGAAATCCGATTCGACGCTTGCCCGAACCAGACGCATTGACGAATTCGTCGACCGCATGGATCATGGCCACGGTGGCAGCTCCAAGCTTAAGCAATGCAACAGTCCTAGGAGATTTGAGGACATCCCACATTACTGATCCTATCTTCCGAACCGCTCTTGGTCCAAGCATGTTATGCACTGTAACACATGGAGTGCAACAGTACAAATGGCGTCATTCCTCGGACTTTGGCTCGGCCGCGGCCGCGGCGTCGGCAGGGGTCGCCCCCTTCGTCTTGAAACCGATGTACTCCTCGGGGTCATCAGGTCTCATTGGATTGCTGCTGCCCTTGTCACCAGGCGATTTATACCAATAGCCGTGGATGTCGGTTCCCCTCTCGATGTCATAGGGATAGAACCCCTTCACTTCGGTGGGGTCTGCCGCAATCGCGGGCCCAACTGCACCTTCCAACAAGACCTGTCGGATGATCCTACGGAGCTCACCGATTGTTGTCTTCATTGTCACCTTCTCCGATGTCGAGAGTCTTAGGATAACCCTTTTCTCCTGGGCGCCGCGGCTTCTTTCCCGCTTTTCTCCTGGATCTGATGTTCGCCCACAGTCCGGGCCTCTTCTTGGCCTCGATCTGCAGCATCATCTTGACGAGCTCTCTGACCTCTCCTTTGAGATGGACATGCTCTTCTTCATCTTCGTCGGTCGCCCCAAGCCCATCTGTTCCCATGAGATCGACCTCGTTTGGGTCGATAGGTTCACCTTTAGACGGATACCACCGTCCCGGTACCCATCCCTGTTCTTCCAGCTCTTCTCTGATAATTTCTCTTATTTGAGGCGTCCTGATCTTCATCAAGTTAAGTATCATTTGTTGCGTCGTTTGTGTGTGGCGGCCGTCGTTTTTGCACACACAGGCCCAAGAGAAATGCTTGGAACGCAGTTGTCGAGGTTGATCCACCCGACGTCCCCGGTCGGTGTCAGGACCTGCCTGTAGTGCATGGGATTGAGCCTCTTCGGGCGCCTGATATTTCCGATTCCGAGCACGAGGAGAAGAGTGCCCACCTTGATGTTCAGCAGCGGGTCGTCGAGGTCCTCGTTCCAGAGGTGGCACGGCCTCCACGTCGCGACGACGTCACCCACGGACGTGCCTTCTCTCTCAGGGCAGTGCATCGAATTCCTGCGCCATCCCCCATCCCGTCCTACCGTTGGGCAGAAGGAGCTTGACCCACGGCGATCTCTGACCGACTATGAACTTCAGTTCCATGACGACTCCAACATACCTCGGCATCCACGCCACCAGCGGTCCTAAATTGTTCATCGACCACGGATCCTCCTCAAGCCACATGACGCCCTGGACGGACGGGACGACGAGGTCCCCTACCTTCAGACGACTTCTAGGTGGCGCGACATCACCCATCCGACTCCCTGTGGAAAGAGCACCTTGCACCACTCAGTGCCCACCGACGTCGCGACAGTGATGACGGTACCCGTGGCTGCATATGGAACTGAGAAGAACATTATCCCGCCTCTGCGCGCCTCCCACGCCTCGAGCCTGTCGGCCCCCATCTTGTCGTGTGCGACGTTTGCCACAAGGTCACCCGGTTTCATGTCATCCTCTAAAGAACTCCCATGAAGTAAGTATTATGTGCCGAAAGTGTCGAAAGACTTCGACGTGCCCATACAAATACGACAATAACACACCGACGGATTGAATTTACACGACTTGCATCAGCTCTCCGTCAAGGCATATGCCCATCCCTCGAGGCGTGAGGATCTTGACCCAGAATCCGCCGGACATCCTGCAGGGGGAGACCGAGACGACGAGACCAATCTCTCCTCGGTGAAACTCCAATCCCATGGAGGTCTCGGCGACGGGGTCGTCGAGGTACATCGTCTTCGGTGCCGTAACGAGGCTTCCGACGGAGATCTTCATGGGTCATTGCTTCGAGGGGGCGCAGCAGTCCCTGATCAAGTCTCTCTCGAAGTCGTCCAGGTGGTCGAGCATGACCATCCCGTCCAGATGGTCCAGCTCGTGTTGGATGAGCCTCGCCGTCCAACCTCCGAACACCGTGGTAACCTTCTCACCCATGACCGTCTGGTGTTCGACCTCTATCCAGGAGGGCCTCTTCAGAGGTATGAGGACGCTTGGGATCGACAGGCAAGACTCGTGCTCGAGCGTCAGCTCCCTCGAGGTCCACAGCGCCCGGGGGTTGACCATCACTGTCAAACCCCTGCCGTCTTCCTTTGGGTCGACCGCGAGGATGCGCTTGTTGACACCCACCTGCGGGGCAGAGATCCCGTCTCCACGCGACCGCCTTAAAACGTCCAGCATGTGTGCCACGGTCTGCCTGAGACCGTCGTCGAAAGAATCAACTATTTCGCACCTGATTGGGACGAGGTCGGTCGGGTACCTGAGAATTCTCATGCGCCTAAATAGGCATCATTGATGAAGTTGATCAGGCAGGCAAGACCCACCAAGAATCGACCCACCCCACAGAGTCTGCGACGAGGAGCTGCAGCCAGCAACCCCTCTTGCCGACGACGACCCCTTTTGCGCCCTTTGGCCAAAGACGGACCTCGTCCGGGGGAACATATGCATCGTCGTCTACCATGTCCGAGGACGGACCTCCAGAGAACAAGATGCAGTGCTCGGAACCAAAGGCCAATAGGACCAATGCCCCAATCGGGATATTCCTGAGCGCCCTGTGTCTTGCCATCATTCTAAATCGTCCTCGAGCTCCTTTTCTATGTAGGTGGCCACGTCCCGTGTTAGATAGGCGCTTCCCCCTGCAGACTCGATGATCTTGACGAATTCGATCAACGTCACCCCGGCTTGGATAGGCCTCGGAGCCTCCTCGTCGTCCCTGTTCCACCTATTTGGGATGAGCCATGCCACTGCACCCGAATTGATCGCCTGGACCGACCAGGGGGAATTGACGTGGTTCTCTCGCGGAGTGGAGTAGTCTGCGTCCCAGGCCACCTTGATTAGGTTGTGTCCGATGCGCTCTTTGTCGCCCTTCTTTGGGTAATGGAAGTCGTAAGGATCTCCGGCGTTGTGTTCATAAGG